CCTAGTATCGTAGCCATTCTAACTTTTTCTTTTAGTGTTTCATAAGTATCTGTCTCACGTGCAACTACCTCAGTAAGATTACAGAACTGATAGGGTCTCAATATTATCTCACTACATGGATTACAACCAAAGTAATGGTCAGCATCTCGTCTGCCATTCTCTAATGCTTTAACCTTTGCAGCTTGTCTATTGAATATGCCACGTTCACCAGACTTAGATTCATATAATGCAGTCCATTCTCTCATAAACGTACCCATCTCAGGCTTACCCTTAAATGCTACAGAGTTATTGGCTAAGGCTCGTTGTCCTTCATTCTCCCACCATTGACCAGACTTAGCATGTCTCATTTGGTCATCACCTAAGTTAGACAAAGAGATGAGGGCAGAACGTCTGACACCACCTACTACAACTACTTCACCAATCTTACACATAATGTCATGGCACTCAATAGGAAATAGTCTTCTACCTTTAGCACCTTTAAACTTCTCAATGCAGAACTGAAACAACTCAACTAGTGGTGCAGGTCCTGATGCTCTACCACCAAAGGTTTTAAGTCTAGCACCTGCTGGTCTAACCTCTGACATATCCCATGTAGGAATTTGTCCTGCATATAACATAGCTATTAGCTCACGTAATCCTTTTGACCAACCCGGTCTGCTATCACCCACTTTAATAATAGTAGAAGACTGTTCCATATGCTCATTAACGATAGGCAACTTATCTACAACTTCTCTTTCAACAGAAAAACCTACACCTGTACCACACATAAGTATATACATGCACTCGTCAAAAGAACGAGGACTATCTACAGGTATGTAACTACAATTATAACCACCCACATGACATCTGTCTAGGGCAGGACCTGCTGTCATCAATGCTCTCATACTAGGCATAACACTTAAATTAAGTATCTGTGTAGACATCTTTTCCTTTAGTGCTTTAGTTATATTATATCCATGATTATTTTTTAGATGACCTTCCATATAGTCAAAGTATCTATCTATAGTCTCTCCCCAATTCTCTCTACGTTGTTCGTCTTCTTTCCATCTTGCATAGCGAGAAAGTGCTATGAAGTTTTGATAGTCCGTTGGTAGGTAGTTGTTAAACATAATTTATATCCTCGCTAATTAATTTCATACTTGTTATTTTTAGACCGTCTACCTCATGTATTAGGTCTTTTATATAGTCCTCTATTTCTTCTCCTAGTCTTCCATCAGAAGGTATGTGGTACTCTTCTTCATCTACAGATAATACCATTATCATTTTAACTTTTATCATCGTAGACCTCAATGAGTTTATCCAAGTACCACTTAGCCTTACTTAAATCTTCCACACCATTCTTGTACTTATATCTCCATAAGTATTTTAATATGTTGCCCTGAAGGTAACACTCAAAACCTTCACCACACATTGCTCCTATAGCATCTATTGTTTCTATACCTGCTTTGTTATAGTGGGCAGGGTGGTTTACCATATCCTCATCATTCTCATTCATTGATCTCTCCTTTTTTGCCATCATTTTCATATACTCTATATGTCTCATATCTTTTTCTTTCTCCATTGTAATCATGGTATTATGAATTTCCTTTGACTTTGGAAGTAAAGGAAAGATGTACTATATTACCTTCTCCATGAGTAATGTCAACCATTTTTTTATTGGTATTTACTATATTTTCTTCTTCTTTTTCTGCCATAAACTCTTCTAGTCTATCGGCTAAATCATAGTCTACTTCCATTAGAGCTACAGTACTAGCTACTAACTGACACAGATGTATTAGGTCTAGTCTTGACTCGGCTTGCATAGGATTATCCTTAGCTGTTAAGATGTTAATCTCTAATTGACCTGTCCATTTCTTATCCTTAGTTAGTTTAGGTTCTAACTCTATATAGCAACACTCAGGTCTTCTTTCAAACATGTTTTTCATTTTGTTCTCCTTATTTTTGTACCCTTGAATTTAATAAACTCAGGGTGTTTGTTACTTCCTTTTTCTTTGAGCCAATCTTCAGGAATAATCCTGTCGTAGTATCTAAAGCCATGTTTTATGCACCATTGTCCGTACGTAGACTTAGCACCCTTACTTAATTTGTTTCTACTATTAGTGAAAACAAAACGAATGTCAAGAGCAGGATGTTGTTTTTGTATGCACAGATGTTTCTTTCTGTCTGCTGTTATAAATCTTCCCTTGGTCTCAACAATTATACCATTACTTAGTATAAAGTCAGGGGTATAAGTGCGATAAGTTAAGTCTTCCCATTCTATCTTGATGCTTTCATAGTCATACTCATGTTTAAGCGAATCAAGATACTCGGATAACTTATGCTCTAAACCACTCCTATACCCATACTTTATAGCTTCTCTTCTTATTTTATGTGGTGGCATTTATGCATACTCTTCTGTTAGTTCTGTATAGTATACTGTTGGTGGTATCTTAGCTTTTGACATCACAGATGGTAGTTCCTTTAGACTCTCCCAACAGGCATGTTTGTAGTCACAGAAGCCACAAGTAACACCTAACCTTCTATTTCCTGTGGGTTTGCTTCTCCATGTTTCTGCTGAATCTTCAAAGCAACGTGCAAACTTATTATACTTTACTGTCTCTACGGTTGCTCTGATCTTTAACATTTCCTCTCTCTCATTAGCATTACTTGCTGATACGTATTTAAATTTACCATTAGCTTTATTAACTACCCACCAACCACCTATCTTTTTCTTGGCAGCTTTTGCGTAGCCTATTAACTGAGCCACATAACCAAAGGGATCACCATTTTTAACAGTACCAAAGTCAACAAACTTATTGTCATACGACCAACCTGAAGCAGACTTCACATCGTCAACTGCACCATCTATAACTAAGTCATAAGTTCCTGCTATCTTTGTACCATCAACTTCTAGTGTTACGTGCTCAGGCTCTTCATACTTAACTCCTGCACCTCTTAGTAAACCTTTAAATACTGCTTCAACAATATCTCCTAACATCATATTCATCATAAAGTTATTAGGCTTACTAGATGCTATTTCAGGCTTGTTCTTATCAAACCACAGTTGGCAGGTGGGTCTGCCCAAGTTGGACATACGTAGTCTAAATGCACCACGTTTGACTCCCCCACCAAACTGCTTTCTAAGTGCTTCCATTACATCGTTGCCTACCTGTCCGATAACTTCCTCGGACATAGTAGACTTACCATTAACAGCATCAGACATATACTGATGCACTAGCAGTTCAGCAGGGTGATTCATTATGCTACTCCCTGATCTAATTCAACATCTATAAACTGCTCAACAGTTTCAATCTCGTCATCAGACGATACCTTTTGATTGGCATATGCCTTCTCATCAAACTGCTTATATATGTAGTCATTAAAGTTCTTAACCCAATCCATGAAGTCAGAGAACAGGGTCTGCTCTTCAGCACCTATGTCAAAAGATTTAGTCATATTCACAGGTACAGCTACAGGTGTGTAGAAGAAACTACCATTAGGCAAAGGATTCTCTTTAGTTTGACTAAACTCAATCTTATGCTGTAGAGGTAGTCGTTCCTTCTTAGAGAATACTGCAAATTGCTCACCAACTATTTTATAAGCATCCTTGTTATCAATTTCCCATATGAAAGGTACTTCTTCTATCTTAGTCTCATTACCATTAGCATCTACAGGATCAATCATCTCAACCACACCAAACACTACTCTAACTCGTTTGATCTGTCTAATTAAGTCCTGCATCTCAGGTGGCAATGCCTTAAAGTCTTGTATATAACCTGCTGGTTTACCACAATTAAACTTACCTGTGTCATCCTTCAAGTCTATATTAAGACTATCTGCCATAATAGTCCTATGGTATTCACCCTTCTTTTCGTTTGGCTTTGGGTTCATGTTAGCAACATACCTTCTATACATAAATCTTTGCATATATGGTCGTATTACTATTTCTTTTGAGTAGTAAAAAGTTGAGTCACCCTCACCAACTACTTCAAGTCGATAAGCTCCTCCATCTACTGCTTCTACGTTTCTCATCTTACCATTAACTTCTTCCTGACCCATTATAGCTGAGTGCCATATGCGTAATCTATTAAGATTATTACTCTTTTTAGATTTGCTACCACCCTCTCCTGCAATACCCATTGCTTTAGCCATACTTGCGTAGTTATCCGTGTTTAGTGTTACTATATCTGTCATTTAACTTCCTTTCTATTTAATTAAGTTCTGTAGTTATATCATGCCACGTCTTTAGTGTCAAGCCAATTATCCCCTATTTTTGCTTCTAGTAATAAAGGAACATTGAAGTCTATCTTAAATTGACTCTCAATGATGTTTCGTAAGTCTGTATTAATTTGTTTGATGACATACAACACTTGCTGTATCTCTTCAGGATGTATGTCAATTACTACTGAGTCATGTACTGAATTAACAATGCAAGACTTTTGTGCAGATAATAGGTTGTCCATATGTACTAGTACAAGTGGAACAATATCAGCAGTAGCAAAACTTTGTACAGGATAATTCTTTATCTGTGTAAAGTGACTTACTGATCCGTTTCTTCTTCTCTCTACATCAGGAAAGGCAAACTGTCTACCTGATGGTGTAGTTATCATACGTTTCTCTAAAGCTTCTGTAGCCAATCTGGAGTGCCAAGCTTTGATTCCTTGATACTTTTCTGTGAAGTGTTCGTAGTATTCTGCTTCTGCCTTACTTCTTCCATACCCTGTTGCACCATACAACGGTGCAAACGTATGTGCTTTAGCTTCTTGTCTAGTCGTAGGCTGACCAGCATCACTGATAACCTTAGACGTATAAGCATGTACGTCAAACCCTGTAGCAACTTCATTGATAGCAACCTCATCCTGTGATAAATATGCAGCAGCTCGGAACTCTAACTGAGCAAAGTCAGCTTCAAGTATCTTGCCACCCTTCCAACGTGAAACAAAAACCTTCTTGACAGGAAACGTGCCACCTCTAGGCATGTTCTGCATATTAGGTTCTGCTCCACTAAACCTTCCTGTTGAAGTTCTGTGTTGTAGCAGTCTTACGTGTAGCTTATTGTCAGGC